ATCAAATCTTTGCTTTACCTCAACAGCTACTTCATCTTGTCGCAGTTTCCTTTGCTCGTTAGCTTTACGCGTAGTTTCTTGCATTTGCTCGCGTAACGCCTGGCGATCTACTGCGGGCAAAGTATTAGTATCTATAGAACTCCATTTACCTTCAAAGCCATTACGCCAGTTGCCAAAAGTAGCAAAGAAATGCTCACCTAACTGGTTTACAACATAATAACCAGACTTCTGGCCACCCGTATCTGGTTTTGTGCCATTTGCTTTGACAGGCACGCGCACTATCTCACCTGTAACTTCTAAATAGTCAACGCACAACCCATGCGATTGCATTTCGGAAACTAAATCATTTGTATTTTTGCCTTTGCTAAATCCTAAATCATTTAGTATTACTTTCTTCTTGAAGTATTTTGTTAGATCCATTCGCGGCTCTCTCGTCATCTAACTGGGCTTGTTTGTTAGCCCAATTTAAGTAATGTCTAACAATAGATGTAAAAACTTTTTTTCTATTTTCTCTTTGCCATTCGTGTAAAGGTTTATGTTTCTCACTCTTTGTTAAACTTGTATAAGTTTCTTTTGTTTGTGCAATAGCATATTCAATACCAAGATCATTTAGTTGTGCTTTGTTTGGCAATCTCTCACCCTTACCAATTAACTTTAAATGTTCCATACTGCACGCTCCAAGCCAATATTCATTGTCTTTGTATAAAAATGGGCCAGCTGGTGCTTTGCAGTAAGCACACAGCGTTGGCCGTTTATGAGGATCAAAATGGTATATCGTCATCATCAGATGAGTTTGATCCGACCTCATCTAAATCTTTTTGTGTTGGTGAAACCTGTATATCATCAGTATTATCTTTTGTTTCTGATACAGCTTCCCAAGTATTACCAAAATCTTCATCAATAACTAGATAACCTTTTTCATCTTTTTTTAATGAAGCAGATACACTTTTACCCATAAACGCAGTAGTAGTATCTTTTGGAGGTTCTTTTAAACCCATAGCCTGTGCCATTAATAACATTGATTTGACACCAATGTCTGCATATTTAGGGTTATCATGTGCAACTGTAAATGTATGGTTAATTTTGATACCATGTCCGTCAACCTCAAAATACATTTTGCAAGCACGCCAACCATTTTTACCTTCAATCAAATCTTCATCTTCGCCAACCCAGTTTAAAACATGTCTGCCAGGCTCAACACTTGATCTGCTTTCAGTATTTACATCATAATTAGTTAGATCCATATTATTTCTCCTTATTTATATCCAACATTTATATCCAGGACAATCATCCTCTTCCGCGCCACAATAAGAACAATAACCATCAACATATTGTTGTTCATCGCCTGTGTCGTGTTCATTATAAGTGTCTGATTTTCCGTCATCTTTTGGCCCTAATGCTTGGTGCAACTTCATGTAAAAGGGTGCATAATTATTATTAAAATTCATATCATTTTTCCTATATATTTATAAAATTATCATAAAACGATTCGGCTATATAAAACAAAATTTCATCCCTGTCATCGTCCTCATGTAGTCCAAGTCTATCAGAAACACATTGAACTTCTGCCTTTAGCTTGCCGTTTGCGTCATCTTTTTCTACTTGCAACATTAATTGTTCAAAAGCGCTTTCTTTTCGTTGACTACTCATTTAATCATCAACTCCCTTATAGCTTTCCACTCAAAAGGCATTTCTGGATCAAGTGAAAATCTATTCTTTGCTTGAAAACCAGGACCAGCTTCAGTAAATATTGTCCTGTCGCCTTGTTTCATCTTAGTTGTCATGTTGCCACCTTTACCCTTAACTTGGATAGTTCCTATCTTGTAGTTAGCAAACAACACACAATCGCTATGTTCTATTACTAAATCAGCCGCTTTTCTGTGTAGTTTTATTTGGTGGCGGTCATGCGGTTCGTTACTTGGATCTTCATATCTTCGTATCTCGTTGTGCGCTATCTGTAAGATCGTAAAACCTTTTTTACGCAACTGATTTATTAGACCAAGGTAATCCTTCCAAGTTTCCAAAGCAACAGCGTAGCCCTTACCATAAGCGGGACTGCTTATTTCTGGCCAACCATTTTGTTGACATACATGCTCTTGCAATAAAGTTTCAAGCCAGTCTAAACTATCTATTACAACAGTTTTGTATTCGCTTTTTTCCTCTATTAATGATTTAAGATTGCCTTCAAACTCTTCATAGCTTTGTGCTACAGGAAAGTGAGGACATTCTATTTTACCAATACCATCTTCTGTCTGCACAATAATAGGTTTGTTCATTGACGCACCAAAAGATGTTTTACCAATACCACCAGGACCATACAAAGTAATGATAGGTGGTTTTAATTGTGCTTTAGTTCTTATATTAGCTAGTGACATCAGGTTTCTCCTGAGTGTGCATTTTTTTTGGTGGTTCTAATATTGATTTCATTCTTAATTCATAAGTGCTTAATAAAATTCGCAAGTCATCAGCATTTTGTTCAACCATAGTCAATGCGTTTTTTTTATCTAACCAGCGGTTATATAAAATCTTTGCATCATCTGGCATATCATCAACAACATACTCAGGGCCGTCCCTAAATTGTATGGTATTTTTTGGTGCCACTGGCACATCTTGATTTGTATTATCTTTTTTAGACATTTACATTCTCCCTTTTTTTAAGTTATAAGTATCACATATACTTCTAGCATTACACCAGCGACAGCCAGCTTCACTATAATTATATGTAGGTATTTCTTCAAAACATGCCTCTGCGGCTGGCTTTAAAGTTTCATAGCCCCATTCAACCAAGTTAATGGCTGATATGTAGTATGATCGGATATGGCCGTCTTTGTGCCAACCTCTTGGCTGCACAATGGTCATTTGAACTTCTGTATCTTCGTTACCATAACGAGATAATGCACCTAAAGCATAGATGCGTAACTGTGGATTGTCAGGCTCTACAGCCCATTTACCAGATTTTAAATCTACTATCTCTAAATGGTTTTTACTTAATAATATAGCGTCAGCTGTACCCCATAACTCATTATGTATTTCTGGCATCCTAACTTTTTCTTCAATGAGTGGTCTGGCTATATCAAGATCGTGCATACGCTTATCAATATATTCTACATATACTTTTGCACAATCAACCATGTCTTGATCTACTGTAATATCAAAATCTTCAACATGATGTGTACTACCAAGATAGTATTCTTCAAGCGTCAAATTTTGTAATCTCCCTTTTAATAATGTTTCAACCATTTCGTGTATCAATGTACCTGTTGCGGCTGGTACGCCTACCTTGTACTCTACATTTTGCGCAAGTTTTGGCATTCCTGGACAGGACATCCAAATCTTTGCTGCACTAGGACTCAGTAATGCGTGTGCCATCTACGGATCTATAAGATTCTTGTTCCATTTTGACAACATCTTTGAGATCGTATCTTATCTTACCACCTATCTTAAAATAGTTTGGTCCTTGCCCCCTGTGTCGTCTATTGTCTATAGATTTTTTTGTAACGCCCCAGCGTTCAGCCAGTTCGTTTGCGTCTATAGTCTTGGAAATGTCAAAATTAATTTTGTCATCAGATTCAAATATTTCCATAATTTTCCCTTTTTTTATATATAAGTGTTAATATAGCATAATATTACTTAAAGTGGAGAAAAAATATGAAAAAAAATAATATTGATGAGTGGGATCAATCAATAGACAGACTGGCAACCAACAACCAAGTTGACGGCGACCATTACAAACAGCATAGCATACAACCAATAGAATATATATATGCAAATAAACTAAGTTATAACTTAGGCAGTACACTTAAATACATAACCAGAAACAAAGGCGGTAAAGAAGATAGAATAAAAGACCTTATGAAGGCCAAACACTTTATTGATCTTGAATTAGAAATGGTTTACGGAGTAGATCAAGAAGGCGAAAACATAGGCAAATATAGTATTGAAGTTACTATTGATTAGGTAATAAACTGTTTAGATATTCTTGTCTAGCTTGTCTTTGGTTTTCTAAAATTTGTTGTGCAGAAAGACCGCTTATAGTTGGTGTTGCTCCAAGCGTTATGGGTTTTACGCTAGTTAATAAACCTGTAGCTGGTGACATACCAAAAGGTCGTGACATCAACAATTCAGATGCGACAGCTGGTGGCGCTAACTTACCTAATTTAAGAGGATTTACAATAACATCTTGTGCCAATAACCTTGATGCAGTACCAGAATCAGGAAATTGTGATAACAAAATTTTGTTAGCTTCTTCAGCAGTTTCTTGTAATGGTTTTTGTCCTTTTATAAGCGCCTGTTTCATTTTAGTTTGATCTGTTTGCCTTAATGCTCTTAAAATTTGCGCTGGCGTAAAAACGCCCTCTTGTGTAATAGCAGATTGCATAGCCTTATTAATTGGTATTAAATTAGCATAAACCTTATTAACATCAAACAATTCTTTAGAATTTGGGTTTTGTAAGTTGATTTGATCGTCTAATAAATTTTTTGTTTGTTTTAAAAATACACCGATCTCACCCTCAAAACCACCTTGGCGCAAAAATCTTGTGCTTAATCTGTTTAAATTTGTTTGAGCATTTTTTAAGTTTTTACCTGATAGTTGTCCATCAACAATATTATCAAATATAGTTTTATCTAATATTTTTAAAACCTTACTTTGGTCAGAACTACTAAATATACTTTTTTCCAATGCATCCAAAATATTAGTTTCAAGATCATCTGTCTTTGTCAGTTTTAATTTTGGTATTATTGATTCATACTTCTTATTCAGAATATCATCTACGAATTCATAAGATTCTTTAGCTGATGCGTTCTTTGGCAATTTAATTTTCAAGGGTTCTACAGCTTCTTCTAATAATCTTTTGTTAAATGCTACTAAGCCTTCTAATCTTTTTGCTTGTATGGGCGCGCCTGCGCCAGGATATGATGTTGATAAATCTTCCAAGGCAGTTATCAAAGTAGATCCAATAGAACCCTGATCTCTAAGTGCTTGACCAGGTGTTAGTGGTACACCTTTTTTTTGTAAATCTTTAGCTACTTTTGATTTTGCTGGCAATAATTTATCAGCACCTACACCAACCGCACTACCAAGCGCGCCACCAATAGCAGCACCTTGTAATCTGCTTTGTGTGTCCTCGCCAGTTCCAGCGCCATATAAAGCGCTTTGTGTAGCCGCAATCTTACCAGTGCCTTGTAAACCTAATCTACCTAATAGTCCTGTAGGACCTGTAAAAAAAGTGCTTGGTAAAGCACCAATAAATTCTGTTCCATAAGCTGCTGCTGGTGCTTGTTCTCGAAAACTTTGAAGTTCAGACCTTGCTTTTTGTAAAGCATCATCATAATTTACATCTTTCTGCAAAGACCTTACAAAAGCCTCAACTTCATCACCAAAACCAAATAATAAACCTTGACCAAATGATCTCGCTAAACCAGCCCCAATGTTTTGTGGTGCTTTTTGTCCGTAATCTACTGGTTTAGGTGCTGCCATACTATATACCGCTTACATCCTCTTTTGATATAACCCTAAATTGTCCATTTATAGCATCAAAAACAAAATCACCAGGTTTGATTTCACCAGATTTTACTTTACTATCAAAATCTTCATCAGAATTGTAAGATTTAAAAACTGGTCCTAGTTTTTCATCGGCAAATTCACCAAAACCTAACAAATTACCATTTTCTTTTAAATATTTTTCCATTTCAAATAATCTTTTTTTATTATGTTTTGCAAGTGATTGTAAACCGCCAACTAAAACTTTGTTACCCTCAACTGTATTACCTAAATTAGGAACGGCTGCTCTAAATAAAGTTATTTCAGTATCAGATGTTGAACCTGAACCAGCTACTCTCATTCTTGGTATTAAATAACTGGTAATGTTAGTAAATAATTCTTGTTGTGTAAGATCATCTAGTTGTTCTTGTGGCAAAATATTTAACCCAGCTGCAATTCTTTTGAAAGGTATTTTAATTTCTTCAATAACACCAGTTTGTACAGGATCAGTACCCTCTAATTGCTTTTGCAAAATATCAAGCCTTGGTTCTAAGTCTGCAAAGTTGTTTACAACTTCTTGTGACTTCTCTACTAATTTAAACGCTGATTTAGCAGCTTCTTGTTGAAAAACCTTTTCACCAGTATCTATATTAATATTTGGACTTTTGTTTAACATATCAGCAGCTTGGTCAAAGGTGAATCCTTTGCTTTGTAAAAATTGTATATCTTTTTGAAATGCTGTTCTTGTGTCTTTTGGATCTAAAGTTTTTGTAAGTGTATTTATTACCTGATCTGGTGACATAATATTTAATAAACTTTTCATACCAGGCGCTAAGTTTGGATTATCTGCTATATATTTTTTTACAGCTTCCTCTTGTTGATTCTTTTTTTCCTTACTTTCTTTCATTTCTCTTAGCTGTATAGCTTTTTGAACAAAGTCTTTATCGCCTTTAAGAGCGCCACCCAAAGCAATCAACATAGTAGCAAGGCCAGTCCTGTCTTTTGTTGGTTTAGGTGTCATAGGTGTTATAGTACCTATATTTGGTTGTGAATTTACCATTCCAAAAGGTGTATTAAAATCAAATATAGTAGCCATTTATCAACCTAAAAATTTTAATCCAAGCAACTGTGCGCCTGTGCCTAATATATCGCCAAGACCAGTTTTTTGTCTGCCAGTTG